ATCGATGCGCTGCGATATGCGTGTGAGGCCATTAGACGAGCCAGTCCTAAAAAGGCAGTCGAGGTCAAACCGCTGGCAACAGTTAATAGGTGGTGATGCATGGCCCGACCGACTAAAGAACAAAGACTTAATGGTGTTCATGCGAATGCCATGTCGGAGTTCGACAGGGTGCAATCCTCGCTCCGTGATGAGCGTTTGCAATGCCTTCAGGATCGCCGGTTCTACTCGCTCGCTGGCGCTCAATGGGAAGGGCCGCTGGGAGACCAGTTCGAGAACAAGCCCCGCTTTGAGGTTAATAAAATCCATCTCAGCGTGATCCGCATCATCAATGAATATCGCAACAATCGGATCACAGTCGATTTCATCAGCAAAGACGGCAGCAATAACGACCGATTGTCTGAGACTTGCAATGGTCTTTACCGGGCTGATGAGCAGGATTCGGTGGCTGAAGAAGCCTATGACAATGCTTTCGAGGAAGCAGTCGGTGGCGGCTTTGGTGCATGGCGGCTCCGCACAGTCTATGAAGATGATGAGGACGATGAGAACGAGCGGCAGCGCATCCGCTTCGAGCCAATATATGATGCTGACTCATCCGTGTTCTTTGATCTGGATGCCAAGCGCCAGGACAAATCGGACGCTAAATATTGCTTCGTTCTCTATTCCATGACCCGCGAAGCCTATATGGCTGAATGGGATGACGATCCCACCACCTGGCCTAAGGAAATCCATCAGTATGAGTTCGACTGGCTGACTCCTGATGTGGTCTATGTGGCCGAATATTACAAAGTCGAAGAGCAGCGCGAGACCATCCGCATCTTCCAAACCATCACCGGTGAGGAAGAGCGTTACACGCAAGACGACTTCGATGCTGATGAACAGCTGGAAAGCAAACTGGCTGCTATCGGCACAATCGAGGTGCGCCAGAAGCGGGTGAAGCGCCGCCGGGTTCGCAAATACATCATGAGTGGTGGCAAGGTTCTTGAGGATGCTGGGTATATCGCTGGGAAGAATATCCCTATCGTCCCAGTATATGGCAAACGATGGTTTGTGGATAATGTCGAGCGTTGCATGGGCCATGTCCGCTTGGCAAAAGACCCCCAGCGCCTCAAGAACATGCAGCTGTCCAAACTTGGTGAGATCAGCGCCCTATCTTCTGTCGAGAAGCCGATCCTCGTGCCGGAGCAAGTCGCTGGGCATCAGATCATGTGGGCAGAAGATAATCTGCGGAACTATCCCTATCTGCTGGTGAACCCGATCACCGGCATGAATGGCGAGTCACAGATCAGCGGCCCTGTCGCCTATACGAAGTCACCGGCCATCCCACCGGCAATGGCGGCTCTGCTGCAATTGACTGAACAGGATATGGCTGAGATTCTTGGCAACAGCCAGCAAGCCGATAAAATGGTAAGCAACATCTCCGGTAAAGCCGTGGAGATGATTCAGACCCGTCTGGATATGCAGACGTTCATCTACATGACCAACATGGCAAAAGCCATGCGCCGTTGCGGTGAGATTTGGCTTTCGATGGCCCGTGACGTTTACGTCGAAGAAGGCCGCAAGATGAAAACGATTGGCACGATGGAGCAAGTCCAGTCGGTCGAGATCATGAAGCCGATCATTGAGGAAGAATCTGGCGAGATCACGTTCGAGAATGATCTGTCCGATGCCAACTTCGATGTGGCGGTGGATGTTGGCCCGTCATTTACCAGCCGCCGCGATGCAACTGTGCGGGCATTGACCGGCATGATGCAAGTCACCAGCGACCCTGAAACCCAGATGATCCTGCAAGCCATGGCCGTCATGAATATGGATGGCGAAGGCATCAGCGATATCAAGGAATATTTCCGCAAGAAGCTGGTGCAGCTGGGTGTGGTGCAGCCGACCGAAGAAGAGCAGCAAGCCATGATGATGGCGGCAATGGAGCAGGGCCAGCAGACCGATCCGCAAGCCCAATATCTGATGGCGGCAGCGGCAGAGGCTCAGGCTCGTGCGGTAAAGGCCCAGGCTGACACCGAATATACGCTGGCAAGGTCTGAAGAGACCAAGGCCAAAACAGTTCAAACGCTGTCGAACATCGATATTGACCAGCGCAAGTCGGCAATCGAGACAGCGGAAAAGATTGGGCAAGCAGTTGCCCAGACGAATGCGGTTCCACCCACCGCGCAATTTGGGTGAGTTTACGGGGATAGACTATGCAATTGGCAGATAAAGATATTGAGGAGAACAACCAAGTCGTTGAACTGGATCAGGAACTCGAAGCACCTGTGATCGATGAGACCAATTCCGTCGATGAGGATGCAGAGCAGACTGAGCCGGAAGATGATGAAGTTGTCGTCTCAATTGGTGAGGAAGCGCCGCCTCAACAGGAAGAAACTCGTGCGCCGGAATGGGTGCGCGAATTGCGTAAGCAGAACAGGGAAAAAGATAGACGGATCAAAGAACTAGAGTCGAAGCTAAACACCACAGCCACTGAGATAAAGCCGGTGACTGTCGGGCCAAAGCCGACCCTAGAATCCTGTGATTACGACTCAGATGTTTTTGAGCGCAAACTGGCTGATTGGTATGAGCAAAAGCGCGAAGCCGATGCAGCCGAAGCCAAGCAGCGAGAGGCCCAAGAGGCCGAAGCCGCAGCATGGCAAGCCAAGCTTCAAAACTATGAGAAGGCCAAGGCCAGTCTCCGGGTTCGTGATTATGAAGATGCTGAAGCCACAGCGCTTGAGAACTTCAATGTCACGCAGCAGGGGATTGTGATCCAAGGCTCTGAAAATCCTGCACTGCTTGTATATGCAATTGGTAAAAACCCAGCCAAGGCCAAAGAGTTGGCTTCCATTAGCGACCCCGTGAAGTTTGCTTTCGCGGTAGCAAAACTGGAGACTCAGTTGAAAGTTACAAATCGCAAAGCAGCAGCCTCGCCAGAACGCACCATCAATAGTGGTGGTGGCCGACTGTCGGGTGCTATGGATTCCACCCTTGAGCGCCTTCGTGCAGAAGCCGAAAAGACCGGAGACTATACGAAAGTTTTGCGGTATAAACGGGACAAGCAGAAGGCTTAATCCTTTTTTAGAAAGTTGTTAAAATGTCGAATGCATTTTCAAAAGAAGAACGGGTTGCCTTTGAGAACATTCTCGAAGGTTTCCAAGACGCACTGGTTCTGTCGCGTAACGTGTCGGTCTACAACACCGACCAGACGATGATGGAACGCGCTCGTGACACCATTTGGCGTCCGATGCCTTACATCGCACAGTCGATCAACTCGACTCCGGGCAACAGCATCGCCGGTTCTTATCAGAACATGACGCAGCTGTCGGTTCCGGCAACCATTGGTTACAGCCAGACTGTTCCGTGGACGATGACCACCCTTGAACTGCGTGATGCCTTGCAAGAAGGTCGTCTTGGCGAAGCCGCCAAGCAGAAGCTCGCTTCTGACATCAACGTGGCAATCATGGCCGTGGCTTCTGCCCAAGGCACTCTGGTCGTCACGACCAATGCTCCGGCTGGAACCTATGATGATGTGGCTCTGTGCGACAGCATCATGAACGAGCAGGGCGTTCCCAATTATGATCGTTATCTGGGCCTCTCCAGCCGCGATTATAATGGCCTCGCTGGCAATATCGCTGGTGCAGCTGCTGCTGCCACTCGTTCGTTCGGTGGCAACAAGTCGAACACCGCTTTCGAGCGTTCGTTCGTGGGCATGGTTGCTGGTTTCGAAACCTACAAGTTCGACTATGCAAATCGTGTCACTGCAAACTCCGCAACTGTGACTGTCGATACGACAGACACGACAATTGTGGACTATGTGCCGCAAGCCACCAGCAATGCTATCGGTGGTCAAATCAACGTGGACAACCGCTTCCAGACGATCACTGTTTCCAGCACGACTGGCGTGTCGGCTGGCGATGCTTTCACGATTGATGGCATCGAAGCAGTGCATCACATCACAAAGAGCAGCACGGGCCAGCCCAAGACGTTCCGTGTGATCGATGTGGTGAACGGCACTGATCTCGTGATCAGCCCGCCGATCATCTCCGCATCCAGCACTCCGACTGATGCTGAACTGCAATACAAGAACTGCGAACTGGTGTCGTCCTCTGCGACTGCTCCGATCACGTTCTTGAACACTGCTGCAGCCAACATCAACTGCTTCTGGCAGAAGGATGCGCTTGAACTGCTTCCGGGCCGTTATGCGGTTCCTTCGGATGCCGGTGCAGCCGTGATGCGCGCTTCTACTGATCAGGGCATCGAACTGGTCATGCAGAAGTTCTACGACATCGATTCGATGACGATTAAATATCGTCTCGACACGCTGTATGGTGTGGTCAACAAGCAGCCGGAAATGTCCGGCATCCTGTTGTTCAACCAGTAAGAACGGGAGGTGGGAGGCTCCGACCTCCCATCTTTTCATAGGAGAGATCGATGCCGAAGAAGATGGGCAAAGCTGCCGCAAAAATCGCCAAAGTGATGGGTGAATATAAAGCCGGAACTTTGAATGCCGGTGTTAATCCCAAAGGCCCCAAGAAGGCTCCTAAGGTCAAAAGCCGCAAACAGGCCATTGCCATTGCCATGAGCGAAGCCGGTATGGCTAAGAAGGGCAAAAAGAAATGAAGTTCCCTGCGCCTCTTTATAAGGTTCCTGGCCCCTATAAGAAGGGCCGTGGCATGAAAACCTATTCGATTCATGGCGCAAAGAGCCAGACCGAATATGATGCGATGCTGGCTCGTGGCTGGTTCCCATCTTATGAGGAGGCCGTGGCTGGCAAGAAGGCTGATGAGATCATCGCCGCTGCAGAATCCTTCGAAGATGTCATTGATGATGTGTCTGGCCCGACCCGCGAGGAGTTGGAGCAGAAGGCAGAGGAACTGGGTGTTTCTTTCAGCAAGCGCACCAGCGACCGGAAACTTGCAGAGCGCATCGCCGCTGCTTTGGAGGGATAAATGGGCTATACCAAGCGCCAGTTCGTAACATCAGCCTTTGAGGAAATCGGGCTGGCTGATTATGTTTTCGACTTATCGCCAGAACAGTTGGAATCTGCTCTGCGGCGCTTGGATGCCATGATCGCGGAGTGGAATGCCAAGGGCATCCGTCTCAGCTATCCGCTGCCCAGCAGCCCGCAAGACAGCGATCTAGACCAAGAGACATTCGTGCCGGATGCTGCCTATGAGGCAGTGATCACGAATCTGGCTGTGCGGATCGCGCCGGGTTACGGAAAGACAGTGTCGCCGGACACCAAGATGGTTGCCAAGGGCGCTTATGACACCCTGCTCCAGCGGGCAACATTCCCGCTCGAACAGCAGTTCCCAGACACCATGCCTTCCGGCGCTGGTAATAAGCCGTGGTGGTATGATAATCCCTTCCTACAGCAGCCTGTTGATCCTGTGGACGCTGGGCCAGATGGCCCCCTCGAATGGAGTTAAGCAATGCCGACTATTAACCAACTGCCTCTGATCACCCAGCTGTCTGGTGGCGACAACATCGTTCTTTGGGTTCCCAACCAAGGCGACAGCCGCAGGGCTTCGATCACGACCCTGATCCAGTATATCCAGACCAACTTTGGCGCTGTCGTTTGCACATCTGTGCAGACCCAGCCGACTACTGTGGCACAGCTGCCAAATGCCACTATCGCTGGCGCTGGAACACGAGCCTTTGTGACTGATAGCAGCACAGCAACTTTTGGTGCGACAGTTGCCGGTGGCGGGGCTAATATCGTCCCTATCTACTCAGATGGCACAAACAGGAAGGTCGGCTGATGAAAAAACCAAAGCCGATATGGGACAAGAAAAGCCCGGTTAAAAAGTCTAAGCCATTGTCATCAAAGCAGAAAGCATCTGCTAAGGCGATGGCAAAGGCTGCTGGCCGTCCCTATCCCAATCTGGTCGATAATATGCGGGCCACAAAGAAGAAGAAATGAAGAAGGATTCCCGCCTCTCTCGTGCTGGTGTCGCTGGGTATAACAAGCCCAAGCGCACACCCAGCCATCCGAAAAAGTCCCATATCGTGGTCGCCAAGGTGGGCGATCAGGTAAAGACGATCCGTTTCGGTGAGCAGGGAGCCAAGACAGCTGGAAAGCCTAAGGCTGGCGAGAGCGATGCCATGAAAAAAAAGCGGGCCAGTTTCAAAGCCCGCCATGCCAAGAATATCGCCAAGGGCAAGATGTCGGCAGCCTATTGGGCAGATAAAGTGAAGTGGTGACTGGTTGGCTGGCTTATGCTAGAGAGGATCAAAGGAGTTTAAGATGGATTTAAGAGCATTTTCTCCTCGCAGCAAAACTGCGAATATCAATGTCAGCAATGCCTCGCAGCGGGTTTTGCTCACCAACCGCAATGGACCAGTGACTGTGCGGGTGATGAACGATGGCAGTGCCACTGTCTGGCTGAACTGGGGTGATGTGACTGTCGCATCGACAACATCATCTGGTTTGCCGGTTGGTCCCGGCGTTCATGAAGTCTTGACTTTTGCCCCTGCTGAAAATGGCGATCTTTATGTGGCCGCGATTGCAGCTGGATCGACTGGCAAAATTTACTTCACTGTTGGTGAGGGCATCTAATGGCGGTGCATTGGGGTGGACGCGCAGCCCATGTCTGCCGGAAACCTAAAGGTGTCCCGCCACCTCCTCCACCGCCGCCCTAAGATTACACTAGATTAAGGCTGTTCGTTAATGGTGCAGATTCCAATCGTGAGTGGCATTTATGCGGATAATGGCCCTGATCTGCGGACATCTTATCCGGTAAACCTCATGCCTGTGCCGAAGGTGAGCGGCATCAGCGAGGGGTTTCTGCGCCCAGCCGATGGACTGGTTGCCACCGGAACTGGCCCCGGCATTGATCGTGGCGGCATCAACTGGAATGGCATCTGCTATCGGGTGATGGGTTCCAAGCTAGTCACAGTCGCCAATGATGGAACTGTCACGATCTTGGGCGATGTTGATAATGACAACAATCGCCTAGTCACGATGGATTATAGTTTTGACCGGCTGGCTATCGCATCCGCTGGCAAACTTTTCTATTGGTCGCCAAGCCTTGGCCTAGTCCAAGTTACCGATCCCGATCTTGGCTTGGTGCTAGATGTGGTCTGGGTGGATGGTTATTTCATGACCACCGATGGCGAGTTTTTGGTGGTCACGGAATTAACAGACCCGCTGCTAGTCAATCCTCTCAAATATGGATCGTCCGAAGTTGACCCCGATCCTGTTGTCAGCCTGTTAAAACTCCGCAATGAAATCTATGCCCTGAATCGCAACACCATCGAAGTGTTTCAAAACGTGGGCAGTGAACTGTTCCCGTTCCAGCGCATCTCTGGCGCACAGATTGAAAAGGGCGTGGTCGGCACTCAGGCTGCTTGCGTCTATATGGAAACCATCGCCTTCTTAGGCAGTGGCTTCAATGAATCGCCTGGCGTATATTTGGGTGCGAATGCCACAGCCAAGAAGATCAGCACACAAGAGATTGATCAACTGCTGCTTGACTATACAGAAGCCCAATTGGCTCTGGTCAAGCTAGAGGCCCGCAATGACAGGTCGCACCAGCATCTTTATATCCATTTGCCGGACAAGACGCTGGTCTTTGATGCCGCTGCCAGCGAATATACTGGCACTCCGGCATGGTTTATCTTAACCAGCAGCATTGCCGGATTCAGTAAATACCGCGCCCAGAACCTAGTCTGGGCCTATGACAAGTGG